AGTGATGAGCAGTTGTGTTTCCGCCGCGCAAAATTAGACGAGCTGGGTAGTACTGATCTGTTCCGGCAGGAGTATCCCTCCACACCGTTAGAGTCCTTCCTGACCTCTGGTCGCTGCTTCGTTGAGGACAAGTGCCTTCGTGCAGCGGAAGACGAGTGCTACACCCCGGACTTCCGTGGTGACTATCGCAACGGTGCGCTGCAAGCTCATTCCAGTGGTCCGTACAAAGAGTGGTTTCCGCCTGTGCAGGAGGACGCCTACGTCATAGGCGTGGACGTTGCTGAGGGGCTGTCATACGGGGACTACAGCGTGGCTCAGGTCTTGGATTCCTATGGCAGGCAGGTTGCCTGTTGGCACGGTCATGTGGACCCTTGGGAGTGGGGGAATCTCATATCTCAGCTCGGTCAGCGCTACAACAATGCGTATGTGATCGTGGAGCGGAACAACCACGGTCTGACTACCTTGCGTCGGTTGCAAGAGATCAACTACCCCAACATGTTCATCGAGTCATCCGTGGATGGAGCCTATGGAGATAAGCTCACAAAACGGGGTGGTTTTCTCACCACGAGCAAGACTAAACCGCTGATCGTGGACAACATGGCTGCGCTCCTCAGACAGGAAGAATCCGGCATCGCGGACATCGAGCTGGTGAACGAATTACGGACGTATGTCATTGATGAGAAAGGGAGTTTTAATTCTCAGCAGGGGTGTTATGATGATCGGGTTATGGCTTATGCTATAGCCCTGCACGGACTCGCTTCAATGCCCAGACCAAGGGCAAGAATCATACAACGACGATATGAGTCGGTTGACTCTGTGGCGGGTTATTGATGGCTGAGTACGAGTTAGACGTTCCTGAAGACGACGCAGAATACGATGGCAACCAAGACCAAGAGCTGGTCAATTTGGGCGCTAGGCTTTCTGACGTGTTTCAAGAATACAAAGACGCTCGCAAAGAAACCGAGAACGAGTGGCTTAAAGATCTTCGTCAGTATCAAGGTCAGTATGAGCCAGACGTTCTAGCGCGTTTGAATGAGAGTGGCGCTCGCTCAAAGGTCTTCGTTGGTCTGACCAGAACAAAGGTTATGGCGGCGTACAGCCGGATCATCGACCTGTTATTCCAGTACGGCGATTTATATTTCGCCATACATCCAACCCCCGTTCCTATGATCAGCCCAATCAAAGCCATGCAGATGCGCGAGATGGCTATGCAGCAAGTTGTCGCTGCTTCGGGCGGCATGGACCCTGCGATGAATCAGGATCTGATTGCAGCCCGGATGATGGAGCTGGAAGACGAGTTTATTGAGGCTGAGAAAGATGTCGCGGAGAAAGCTGCTGAGGCTATGACTCTGGAGATAGAGGATCAGCTCATCGAGAACAACGCAGAGATGAAGCTCAAGGAAAGTATCCTTGAGGCATGCATCTTTGGATCTGGCGCGGTTAAAGCCGGTACGGTCAAGATCGATAGGACTCAGTCTTACTCTCAAGTGATTGACCCGCAGACAGGTCAGCAGGGCTTTGCTCTGGCTCAGATTGAGAAGCCGATGCCAGAGGTTGAGTCAGTATCTATCTTCGATCTATATCCAGACCCTTACTGCACGACTTTGGAAGACTGCGAAGGATTGTTCCGCCGTCACGTTTTGACGCGCAAGCAATTCAGAGACCTGTCAGACCTACCAGGGTTTGATGCAGAAGAGATCAAGTATCTGCTCAAGACCAACCGTAAAGGTAACCACGTTGAGGAGGAGCACGAGCGTGATCGCCGCCGAATCGCTGGTATTCATGATCACGCAGAGAGCCACCGCTTCCAAGTATTAGAGTACTGGGGAACCATCGATGGATACGACCTCAAAGATCACAACATCGAGCTGCCTGAAGACGCTGATCTCAGTGACACTTATAGCGCTTGCGTTTGGATATGCGGCACCAGTGTCTTAAAGGTTATGTTGAATCCTGTTGCGGGTTACAAGATCCCGTACCAGATCTTCCCGTATGAGCGATCACCTCATCAGTTCTGGGGTACTGGCGTACCTCGCATGATGCGTGACTCTCAGACGACCATGAACGCGGCTACTCGTATCTGGTTAGACAACCTAGCCCTATCTAGCGGTCCTATGATGGAGGTCAACACAGACCTTCTGGCGGCTGGTGAAGACCCAACCGACATTCATCCTTGGCGCGTTTGGTTGCGCGAAGGCGGCGACGGATCTATGCCAGCAGTACGCTGGTATCAGCCTGTCGCTAACGCTAACGGCTTGAACCAAATCGTTGAATTGTTCAGAAGATTTGCGGATGAAACCACTAGTCTGCCGTCGTATACTCACGGCGAGCAGTCGCGTAGTTTGAACAAAACCGCAACTGGTATGTCGATGTTGATGGGTGCTGCGAATATCGCACTGAAGAGCACCATTAAGAACATCGATGACTTCTTGTTAGAGCCTATGGTTCAGGCGTTGTTTCATTACAACATGGAATTTGGCACTAACGAGAAAGCAAAAGGCGACCTCAAGGTCGTACCAAGGGGTAGCACTGCCCTTGTACAAAAAGAAGTGCAGAGTCAGCGACTCCTTCAGTTCTTGTCGCTTGTCTCCAATCCCACGGACTTGGCATTAGTAGATCGACCACGGTTGTTGCGTGATATCGCGCAATCGATGGATATCGATCCTGACGAAATTATTAAGTCTGAAGAGAGGTTACAAGCTGAACAGCAAGCCCTCCAAAATCAAGCTCTCGCCGCAGCAGGCGCAGGCGGTCCTATGGCTCCGCCATCAGGACCAATGGCAGCAGGTGATCAACCTATTCCAATGTAGGTTGGAAGACTCGCAGAGTCGGTTAGAGCAAGCAGACGAAAAGAATTTCAGGTTCGAGCAGGGTCGGGTCAGTGAGATCCGTTTCCTATTGGAACTTGAGGACGCCGCGAAAGCGGTTCTCGACAAGCAGCGGACCCCTTCGAGGATATCCGCAATCGAATAACGAACATCCCGTAGAGGACTCGTGAGGAATTGATGGCTAGTAGAAATGACCCGGAGCGATTGCAGGCAGAAGCTAAAGAGTTGATGGAACAGTATCAGAGCGCAGCGACTCAACCCTCGGCAGAGGACACTGAAGAGCAGCAGGAAGAAGTGTTTCAAGAAGCCCCCTCAGAACCAGAGGACACGGCAGAGGCTATAGCGGAAGAGGTTCCTGAAGAAGAGTTGGTCGGCGGCGACGACTCTGAAGCAGAACAGCGAATTGAAAAAGCTGAACGAGCCATGAAAGGCGCTCAGGCGAAAATGACCAAAGCGACTCAGGAAGCGGCGGAACTAAGGAAGCAAGTATCTGACTTAGTAAACTCCGTAACTCAGTTAAAGGGTCAGCTTGCAGATGAGCAGCGAAACACAGAGAAGCTGCAACAGGTAAGGGAAGAATATCCCGATGTTGCTGGACCTCTCTTGGATGAGCTGGATCAGATGCGGGCAAGGTTGGATGAACAGGCTGCTCTGACCCAGGGTCAAGAGCGAAGAGCATTTGAGGCGAAGCAAGAGGAAGCAGTGCGAGAGCACTTTGACCGTATTCGCGCAGTCCATTCTGACGTTGACGAAGTCACGCAGACATCGGATTGGGCGCTGTGGTTAGACGCTCAGGACAGTCAAGTCCATGAGTGGGTAGATGCTGGTTCGTCAAATGATGTGATCTTTGTTCTGGATCGGTTCAAGGCAGACATGGGAGTCAAACCTGAAACGCCGCAAGAGTCGGCTCTAGCGCGAGCGAAGGAGGTTGCAGAACCGAAATTGCCCAAAGCGCGAAAAGCCAATGTTACAGGCGGAAAGAAATCTTGGACGGTCCAAGACATCGTAAACATGCCTCTCGCTGAATTCGAGAAGCATAAGGTCGATATCTTGCGGGCGCAGGCTGAGGGATCTATCCGCCGTTAAATTAATTCTCTTGTGAGGACAATATAATGGCTTTTTCATTTTTCTCTACGGGCGCTACGTCCGAAGTAAACTTCATCCCTGAAGTCTTTAGTAAGCTGCTGCAAGCTAAATTCTACAGCTCGTCTGTTCTGCCAAACATCTCTAACACCGACTACGAAGGTGAGATCTCTGGTCAGGGCGACAAGGTTGTTATCCGCACGGTTCCTGCCGTAACGATCAACGACTACGCTGGCACGATCACTACTCAAGAGCTGACCACAGCTAAAGTTGAGCTGTTGATCGATAAAGCGAAGTACTACAGCTTCAAGGTAGACGACGTGTTGGCAGCGCAAGCTGATATCAACTTGTTGGAATCTGCTAGCTCTGACGCTGCCGAAGGCATGCGCGTAGCTGTTGAAACTCAGGTACTGAGCGGCGTAGTTACTGGTGCAACCACCATTGGTGCTCAAACCACCATCAATGCGGGCAACATCCTGACTTCGATCTTGGATCAAGCTAAGGCATTGGATGAGCTGAACATCCCAGAAGAAGGTCGATTCATCGTCCTATCTCCTGAGTTTGTTTCTCTGCTCAAGCAAAGCGAGCTGCGTCAGGCTTACCTGACCGGTGATGACACCTCTCCTCTGCGTAACGGCAAGGTTGGCGTTGTTGATCGCTTCACGGTGTACCAGAGCAACATGCTCTACACCCCAGGATCAGGCGCTGATTCCGGCTACACCCACGTTCTTGCGGGTCACCCCAAGGCAATCTCTTTCGCGTCTCAGTTCACCAATACGGAAACTGTCCGCATGGAGAGCACCTTCGGTGATCAGGTTCGCGGCTTGAAGGTCTTCGGATCTAAGGTCGTAACGCCTGACGCATTGGTCGTAGGTAAGTGGACCTAAGAGGTCTGCTGGATGGGGGCTGCTTTCGCAGCCCCTTTCTCCTTTAACTGAAAAGTGAATTTTATGGACGTTGCAACAAACAAAGACGAAGTCTACGAGCAGGCGCTAAATCAATTCGGCATGAAGCTGGATCGACGCCTGAAGCTATCTGATCTTCAGGATCAGTTGCAGCGCCTAGAGAAAGAGCGGGACGACCCGACTCCAGCACCGAAGGTCATGAGACCCAAGACGGTGAAAAACATCATCACGGGCAACGTCTTTAGTTACGACGACTTGTTCGCGGGAAATCCAGATTTGGAAGTCATTGAATGGGAACAAGCTGATGGCGACGATTAAAGTCATTGATCTGTTGGATCGAGCTTCGATCCTGCTTCAGGACGCGGATCACACGCGCTACCCAAACGCGGAGCTTCTGAAGTTTTTCAATGACGCGCAGAATGAAGTGGTGTTGCATCGCCCTGATGCTAACAGCGTCAATGCGACACTTGCGCTAGCCAATGGCAGTAAGCAGTCTTTGCCGTCTGCGGCTCTGCGCTTGTTGGATATTGTTCAAAACGTAGATGGACGATCAGTAACTCAGGTTAGCCGGAAGATACTCGATGAGAGCCTCCCAGACTGGCACAACGCTATCGCTGGAACGAATGGGATAGAGCACTTCATCTACGACCCGGCGGACCCAAAGAACTTTTATGTTTACCCCAAAGGCGTTAGCGGTACTCACTCGTTAGTGATTATTTATAGCGCCACTCCGCCAGCGATCTCGATCAGTAATTTCAGCACTGACACCCAGACAATTAGTCTAGATGACGTGTACGCGAACGCGGCACTCGACTACATCCTGTATCGGGCTTACCAGAAGGACGCTGAGTACTCGGGCAACGCTGCCAGATCACAAATGCACTATCAGTCGTTTGCTCAGTCGTTAGGAATAAAGACGCAGGCAGATGGTGCCACAACACCTATCCCGAAGAACCCTGACGCGCTTAGTGGGAGAATGTAGTGAAGTATTCAGACCTATCAATTTACATAAAGCCAGAAGTTCAAGGCGCTCCTGACTTTCTGATTGAAAGAGCTGTTCGAGACAGCTCGATTGATTTCTGTGCCAGAACCGATATTTACACGGCAGAGCCTGAAGAGGTCATCATTGTTGCTGGCGTGAATGAGTATTCTGTTAGCTTGCCGAGCGGAACAGAGCTGAATCACATCATTGATATCTACAATGATAAGCAGGCTCTTCAGCCGGTTGGGTACTCAGAGCTAGAAATGCGGCTGGGTAACGAAACAGATCGAGCGGTGCCTCGATACTATTCTCAGCGTGACAACACCGACTTTTACTTAGCCCCAGTACCCGACGAAAAAAGGACGTTAAAGGTCGTATTTAGCGTCAAGCCTACCGCGAACAGCAGCTCCATCCCGGACTCAATTGGTCGCGAAAATCGAGAGGCAATAACTCACGGGGCTTTATACCGCCTTCAAATGATGAGCGGTCAACCGTTCTCTAATGCCAGCGCGGCTCAAATGAATAATCAACTCTTTGAGAAGGCTGTCGGCAGAGCTGCTCGGCAGGTGAAATACGGTTTCGCTGGCGGCTCTTTAACCTGTAAGCCGAGGGCGTTTATCTAATGGCGTATTCACAGACATTAAATTATGTGGTTGGCGACACTCTTCCGGCTATTGAGTTAACGCTGAGAGACAAGAATACAGCCGCCGCTGGATCTGTTCTTGATTCTGATGACAGCTCCACTTGGGCAGCTATTGACATCACGGGTGCCACTGTTCGGCTTCGGATAAGGGAGCTTGGTAGCCCGACGATAGTTGACACTAGAGTTTTCTCTGTAACGGACGGTACTGGGGGTCAATGCGTAACCAATTTAGCGACTACCACGTTCGGTTCAGCCGGTACTTACGAAGGTGAGGTTGAGATCACGCACGGAAGCGGCGCTATTCAGACCGTGTATGACCTTGTTAAATTCAAGGTCAGGGACGATTTTGACTGATGTCTTCTAAGATTGTCCTAAGCGTAGCCGATCTCCGTGCGGATACATCCGTAACGGACGTGAAGTCTGTGATAGCAGCCACGCTGTTGTCGGCAGATTTTGTGCTCGACCCAGATTCAAAACATCAGTGGTTTTACGACAGTTTTGTGTTTGCTGACGCGCCCTCGTTTGGTCTGGGCAAGAACCCCGACGATGCCGTTACGGTAGACGACGCGATATCGCAGATCGCATTTGGTCTTGGCAAGTCCGACACGGTCACCATGTCTGAGAGCATCAACGTCTTGCTGGAGTTGCTCAGAGCCTTCAGCGACTCGGTAGGCTTCACAGACTCGCCTGTTAACGCGGTCTCAATAGCGCCTACAGATCAATATCAATTGACCGAGGCAGACGCCAAGGGTGTTGCGCTAGGTAAGTCCGATAGCTACGGGTTTAACGATAACCGTGTCTCTGATGTTGGTAAGAACCTTACCGATAGCCAAGCAATGTCGGATGTCTTCGCTCGGACGGTTGTATACGCCCGAAACTTTTCAGACGCTTTTTCTCTTGATGACGCAGCAACCATTAATGCGTTTATTAAAGATACATCTAACGCTAAGACTAACGTCTTCGGCTTTGCAGACGCTCAAGCATTCGGCTTCGATAAATCAGCATCAGATTCTTTATCCCTTTCAGACGCCATCGACTCGTTTGTTTTCGCGAAGGGCGTAACGGACACAGTAAGTGTGACTGAGAACTTCAGTTTCGCACTGTTCACAAACGCGGCTATGAACGCTGCAACACTCAACTCAGCACCGTTCAATCAATAGGAATCAATACTATGGATTTTAACTCAGGACTCTCAATGAAAGGTCGTTTGACCATCGCGATCAACGACGAAGTTGTTCAGGAAATTGACAACTTGGTAGTTACTACTGGCAAGGGCTATGTCGCATCTCGAATGAAAGATGCTACTGCCACTGCGATGAGCCACATGGCGGTTGGCACGGGCAGTACTGCTGCCGCTGCTGGTGATACGGCGTTAGGTAACGAGTCTGCGCGAGTAGCACTTACATCTACCACGGTGAGCGGAGCCGATGTTGTTTACGTTGGTAGTTTTGGCGCGGGCGTTGGTACGGCAGCACTGACGGAAGCAGCGATTCTAAACGCTAGTAGCTCTGGAACTATGCTGTGCCGAACTGTCTTCCCAGTCATAAATAAATCTAGCAGTGACTCTATGGTTGTTACTTGGACTGTGACTGCTAGCTAAAATTTAATTGTTATAGGACATACAAATGACAGTTAAGTTTACTAACAACGCTAGTACGACTGTTGCAACAGGAATTAATACGTCAGCCACGTCTTTGACGGTTGCGTCTGCTTCTGCGTTTCCGCAGTTGGCAGGAGCTGACGATTACTGCTACCTGACTATTCAGCAAGCAACAGGCACTGGTCGAGAGGTTGTCAAGGCGACTGCGCTGTCTACCAACACGTTTACTATCGCCCGAGCGCAAGACGGTACTACTGCTGGCACTTGGTCGGCGGGTGATATCGTTGAACTGCGTATGACCGCTGCGCTGCTCACCGACGTGATCGATGCTGCTACCGTTGAGGGTGTGAAATCTAATTTTCAGTACACACCGACCGCAGGTCAGACGGTGTTTTCTGGAGCGGATAATTCGAGCAACACACTGGTAATTAACCAGTCTGGCTTGGTAAACGTCTACATGAACGGCGTCAGACTCGTTCAGGGTACGGATTACACAGCAAGCGCGGCAAACAATACGATCACGCTGACAACCGGAGCTACCACGTCCGACATCATCGACATCGAGGTGTACGGAAACTTCACTGGTCAGTCGGGTGCAGCGGTAGCGATAACCGGCGGTTCGATCACTGGTACCGCGATCACGGCAACCACTCTTGGCGCTAGCGGAACTGCGACTCTCAACACGTTTGTGAGCAACAACAGCACGATCAGTGGCGGCACGATCAACAACACCGCCATCGGTGGCACTACACAAGCTGCGGGTTCGTTCTCTGATCTGACCGCGACAACTTCTCTGCAAGTCCCCGCCGGTACTACAGCGCAAAGACCAAGCAGCCCGTCTGCCGGTTCTTTTCGTTACAACACAACCAGCAATCAGTTCGAGGGTTACTCAAGCTCTTGGGGCGCGTTGGCGGGGTCTGGCGGTGGTGGCGGAGGTGCCACTTCAGCGTTCAGCGTAGACTCTTACACAGGTAATGGATCAACTACTGCATATGCTTTGAGTCAAAGCGTCGGCAGTGAAAACAATCTGATTGTCTTCATTGAAGGCATATTCCAGCAACAGGACGCCTACGTCCTTTCTGGCAATACACTTACCTTCGTGTCGGCACCAGCTAACGGCAACAAGATTCTCATCTACTCGATTGCAGCCGCTGTATCTGGCAGCAATCTCAATATAGACAGCATGACCGGCGATGGATCAGACACCACGCTGACGCTGTCGATCATTCCTGTCTCAGAAAATAACACGCAAGTTTTCGTGGACGGCGTATACCAGTCGAAGTCTAACTACTCGATCTCTGGAACTACCTTGACGTTCTCTACGGCT